AATACTCTCCAGTCTCTTTGGCTTTTAACAAAGCATGCAATGCTTGTTCGTTCTTAGCCTCACCGTACTTCAAGGCTTCTTTAGACATCTCATACACCACATAAGGATAAGGCTGTGCTTTCTCTTGTGCTAGGAATGAAAAGCCTTCAGCTGGTAAACCAACCGCACGACACGCATCCAGATACAAAGACGCTTGCATGTGGTAACGGAAGTTGTTTATCGCTTGTTTGAAGCCTCTAGGAGAAGCGTCACGGCACGTTTTCAAATCCCATACCCTCTTGCCATCGTACCAATCCAATCGTGATTTAAACGGATGTCCGTGATACAAGTAACACAACGTCAGCTCTGTCCTGTCGTCCTTGACGTCTGGCACCAGATCAACGATGGTTTCTCTACGCTCCATGCAAGTGTCGTACAAAGACCTAGGGATTGGTGTCAGGTTGCCAACTTCTTCCAAGAACTCAGCGTGAGCTGTCTTGCCGTCTTTGGTTCTACGGTCAAACTTGGGCTCTATGATGAACTCCTTGTGGAAGTTGTGGAACTCTAGGAACACGGTGTGTTGCACACGACCTTCCAACAACGCTGGTGAGTCTTTGAATCCTTTGCGGTTCTTCCAAGTGTACAAACATTTGTCCACATCCTTTATGTCCGATGCTCGGTAAGCTGGTATCTCGTTGTACTCTTCAAACGGCATGTCCTCGTATATTCCTACTTTAAACTCCATCGTCTATCTCCTTCATTTGTTCTTCTGTTACGTCAAAGCAATTCATATTGCCAGCCACTGTTCGTCTCTCGCCCTTACCGAAGAAAGGGTAAACCACATGTTGCATCCACGATGGAAACAACAGCAACTTACCCTCCTCTGGTTTTACATACCGAGACTGAGAAGGTCTTAACCTCTCTGGGTCTGAGGTTTGGTTAAGACCGTATGTAAAATTGATGAATCCATCTATGGCTCCAGATGAATTGTACAAATTGTAATCTTCTGTATTGCCTATCTGTTCTGGCACCTTAGTCCAAGTCGTAAAGCTGATGCCCATAGGTGATGCTGTCAGGTGGTCGTGGATAGGATTGTAGTCACCTTCGTAAGAATGAACCGACCAGAGTTTGTCTGTCACGACTTGCTTGGGTCTTATCATGGTGCCAGTCTGTTCCACAAAGTGTCTGAGGTAAGCCACTCCTAGGTTCTCAACCATGAGTCTAAAGTCTTTTAGATCATCGCACTCAAAATCCATGGACAGTTGTTCGCCTTGGTGTATCTGTCCTACCAGATCGCCACTCAAAGATTTTCTGTCTGGATTCTTCAGCTCTTTATCTAGGTGAGTGTTTAATGTTTGTACCACTTCTTTTGATAGCCGATGCTCCATCATTATGGCAGCTGGTAAGTTAAAGATGTCGTAATCTAAATTACTCAATCAATTTCTCTTGTTCTCTGAGCCGTTGCAGTTCTTCTATCAGCTTGGTGTCGTACCATTGGTTCTTCTGTAGGTCCTCTATCTCTTTGCCTGTATCTTTGTGCTTGTATTTAAACCTGTGCATGTACTTTATTGATGCACCTTCTAAGTAGTATCTAAAATTGTCGCCAAGTTGTTGTTGTATGTAGTCGATACATTCTATGTCGCCTTGGTAGTGTGGTGGTTGATTCACCATGTCTGGTTTTTGCATGTTTGTGTCCAAAAAAGTGTGAGCAGCCCTGTTTGAAGTGTGAGATCAAAAAGGAAAAAGGACTGCTCACGGAAAATTAAAACGGTAAGTCTGATTCGTCATCAGCCAAGTCTGCTAGAGACTCGCTGGTGCTTTCTTCTATTACCTCTGACTTAACAACGTCCGAGGCGTTGCCTTCATCCGCTGCTGCTTTGTGTTCAAAGCTGTCTTCAATGTCTTTTTGTAACCATTCAGGAAAAGAATGAAAAACATCGCACATGGCTTTGGTTTCATCAGAAGACTTGCCTCTGAACTCATCGTTGTAAACGTCCAGATCAAACAAGACCTGTTCGTTCTTGGTAGCTACTTTTTGCACACCGCCTTCTGGAAAACGCAGTCCAATGATCTTTGGATTGCCACCCGATGTGTGACCAACTTCCACGTCAGCCGAACAACCCAGTAGATTGCTTATATCAAACCCAGCTTCTTCTTCCTCGGTGAAGTTTTTGTTTCTCCAAGACTCCAAGTGTTTTCTTAAAGATGCCATCGTTGACAGTGACGCTGTGTACGTCTGGCTGACAGAAAAAGGTCTGCCATCTGCCATCATTTCACTGGTGGTTTCAAAAGTAATTCTGACTTGTTTCTTCTTAGAAATCTTGCCTTCGTACTCCTGATTTGTGGTTCCCATGTCTACTATTTGATAGCATATTGCTGCGTATCTTCCTTTGTCTAGCGTTTCAAAATCGCCAGAACTTTTTATTGTTAAGCTCATAATGTCTCCTAATTGTGTTTGCTAAGTTAAATAAAATCTTGTACTATTTTACATACTTTAGCAAAAACTACAACGACCAAAACCAAAAGAGATAATTGATGTCACTAAAAATAACACGACCCACCAAGAATTTTGATAGACCTTTAACAGTAGATTACCAAGTAGAATTCACTAACTTTCTTAGTGACAATGGCTTGGAACCAGAACCACAGAAGGGCTTAGTCGCTGACGGCACTATTGGTCGTGCTTACATCAATGTTGGCGGCAAAAGGAAGCTCGTAGGGTGGTATCAGTTGTGGCTCGATCAGTCTGTGCCTTATGGCAGACTGGGTGATTATCGAGTCTCAGCTGATTCTCCTACTGCTATTTGGAAACCAGAAAACAGAAAAAGACAGACGCTTACTAAAGAGGAACGGCAAGAAATAGCCGATCTACAGAAGCAAGCAGAGGTCAAACAACAGGAGAAGTACAGCAAGTCAGCTAAACGAGCACAGAGCCTATGGGATGAAGCCGTACCGTGTGAAAAGCACCCGTACTTAGAAAAGAAACAGGTGTTGTCTTACGGTTTGAAGGTCAACGCATCGGGACAGCTGGTCATACCTTTGTACGACAAACAGATGACCATTGTTGGTCTGCAATACATAGCACAGGACGGCTCAAAGAAATTTCTTACTGGTTCTAAGAAAAGCGGTAGCTTTTTTATTCTGGGCAAAGAGATATTGAAAACCAGTGACATAATTAACTACGCAGAAGGCTATGCCACCGCAGCGAGTGTCTACGCTGATTACTCACAGCCTGTCATCGTGGCATTTGATGCCTACAATCTATCGCCTGTTGCAGAGGTCATGTTTGAATTTTTTAACAAGAAGAAACACATCTTTATAGCGGACAATGACGACTCCAAGACGGGTGAGAAGGAAGCAAGCAAAGCCTGTCAAACCATACTTAAAAACAAGGGCAATGCCGAGGTTTTAATGCCTCAGAGCAAGGGTGATTACAACGACCACAAGAACGACCCATTAGAAGGCGAACTGATACCTTCCTTGCAGAAATTAGACCTACCAATCGATTACGAGTTCCAACGCAACGCAAGCGGACGCTTCTTGAACACGAAGGACAACGTCAATGGCGTTTTAAAAACGCACAGTGTTGAAGTGCGTTACAACGTCATCAAGAAACGCATGGAAATAGACATACCGAACACCAAGTTCATCGCTGATATGAAGGAGGAGGCATCTTTGATAGAGGTGGAAGACCGAGCCATCAACATGGGCATACCGCACAACCGAGTCAGAGATTACCTGAAGATACTGGCAGAAGAATACAACCCAGTGGTGGAATGGATAGACAGCGAGCCTTGGGATGGCGAAAGCCGTCTGCAAACCTTTCTGGACAGCTTAATGACACACGAGAGCAACCAGCTAAAAGAAATGCTGATGAAGAAGTGGTTGGTCGGTTGTGTCGCTGCGGCTTACGAAGAACAAGGAGTGGAACTCGAAGGCATCTTGGTACTGCAAGGTGCACAAGGACTGGGTAAGACGCTGTGGTTCAAGCGACTGTGCGATTACGACAGGGGTTGGCTACTGGAAGGTGCCACACTTAATCCCAGTGATAAGGACAGCGTAAAGCGAGCCGTTAGTCACTGGATCGTGGAGTTGGGCGAAATTGAGAGCACGTTTAAGAAGAGTGACATCGACCAGCTCAAAGCATTTGTCACGGCAAAGACGGACGAACTCAGATTGCCGTATGACCGAGCGTTTACCACCTACCAGAGACGCACTGCCTTTTACGCCAGTGTTAACGCCAGAGAATTCTTGACGGACACGTCTGGTAATCGAAGATTTTGGGTTCTGGCGGTAAAAGACATCAACGTGAACCACGGAGTCAAGATGCAACAGTTGTGGGCTGAAGTTAAGGAGACTTTGTATGTGAAAGGGCAAAAGAACTGGTTTCTAAGCCCTGATGAGCGAGCCATGTTGCACGAATCGAACGAGATATACCGTACACAGTCTAGTGTTGAAGATTTGCTCTTGGAACACGTTGATTTCGACAGTGAATACGCAAAACCAGTACAGATGACCAAGTTGTTGCGTGATCTGGGCATCAAAGCCCCAAGGATGCCTGACTTCAAAGAAGCCAATCGTGTCTTGCACGAAAGAGGCATCGAAGCACGCAGAACCAACGGTAAGAAGGTTTACGACATCAGCTACACCGCTGTGGAAGAGTCGGGTGGGTTTAACAGCAACTTTGGGAGCGACTGATGAGTAAAGACAGTCCGTTTAGCACTTACAAGATAAAGCAGATGCCAATTAATCTTTACAAAGAGTGGTTATTGGAAAAACACTACGCCAAAAGGCTGTGTCCTATATCTTATGCTTTTGGGTTGGTCGATATTAGCGACAACATAGAAGGTGTTATCACTTTCGGCTGTCCTCCCAACAAAGAATACAATGATGGCAAATGTATCTTCAACAAAAAGAAGATCAGAACACTGGAACTCAACAGATTGGTTCTAAACTCCAAAACGCCTAAAAACACAGCCAGTTATTTTATTATGCAAGCCATTAAAAAGCTGCCGACACCTATGGCTTTAGTCTCTTATGCTGATGCTAACTACAATCATCATGGCTACGTTTACCAAGCCACTAATTGGCTCTACACAGGAACCAGTGCAAAGAAACACAGGTATACGTTTGAAGACGGTTCAACTTTTGACATGAGAAGAGACATAGACAAGAAAGGCGAGATAACAGGCAGAGTGGAACTGTTGCCAACTTACAGATACATTTATTTGCATGGCAACAAGAAAGAAAAAAGAGACATGAAGAAAGACATGAAATGGGAGGTGCTTGCATATCCTAAAGGACAAAACAAACAATACGATTGCGTTGATATACAGATGAAATCACTACAAGGAGACATGTTTGAGTAACCAGATGATTAAAGAGTTGTTTACTGTGTGGTTTTACATATCCATAGCAGCCATAGGCTTGTTCACACTCGCAGTCCTCATGCCGTTCCTCATTGCTCATCGGTTGGTCAAGCATTTACAAGAAAAGAGGTTGTATGACGAATAAGAAAGCAGTACAGACGCTTTACGTTCACGCTGGGTTGGTCGTTAGACCTCAGACTGACGAGTCCTTAGCGGAGTTGAAGGCGGTGTTAAATAAGCATGGCATCAGGGCGAGTTTGAGGGTCAGCTATGACAATAGATAGATCGGCAGCCAGAGAGGCTGTAAGCGATGTAGCCATCGGCTTCTTCATGGCGTTTCCGATAGCAATCCTCGTGTTGTCTACCACCACTTGGATGGAACTCAGCGTGCCAGTCACGGCAGTAGTGCAAACTTTTGTGTTCACTTTGGTAGGGTTAGTACGCAAATATTTCGTTAGGGTACACTTCAAGGGGCGAGACGAGGTGTGCGAAGATGTATAACAATGTGCGAAGATGTGCAGAGATGTGCAGTGGCAGTGTGTCAAAGAGGGTGGGAAGAGGTGGCTGTACACTGTTGGGTACCCTGTCAATTTTTCCTTTGTTTATAAGGCTTTCCTTCTCTTATAGGTTAGTAGTGTACTATATATATATATAAATATAATAAGAGGAGTATAACGTATAAAACCATGGTTTATAGGGGTTGCATTACAGGAAGTGTTTGGGAGCTGTACACTGCACTTGGTACACTGTTGTCATGAACGTACTGCAATCTATACTTTTCAAGATGGGTGATGAAGAACATGAAATCACGACACGGTTTGTGGTTGCCAACACTTTCATGGGAGTGGAGCGAAAGCTCAAAGGACAGAACATAATAACAATAATTAAGATAGACGAGGGTGAATACATTGCCTTGGTTGAGGAGTAGACATGGCTGGACGACCTAGGAAACCAAAACAGAAGATAGTGAGTGCTCCGACACAGTTTGAGAAAGACCACGAGTTTGGTCTGACTGAGATGCAGTCGTCATTCGTTTGGCATTACACCGAAGGTGCTTGCAGCCAGACTGAAGCAGCTCGGAAAGCTGGCTTTGAGTTTCCAGCTGTCAGTGCCAACAAACTGCTCAGCGGTACGCATCACCCGAAGGTAGTCAAAGCCATCAGGATCAAACAGGATGAGCTGGCTGAGAAGTACGCCATCACACCACAGAAGACTGGCACAATGTTGTGGAAGATCATGGAGCAAGCGTATGAAAGTGGACAGCTTAACGCTGCGGTTTCTGCCATCAAGGAGCTCAATCAGCTGGGAGGATTGTCCATCAATCGCTCGCAGAACATCAACATCAACGCCAACCTTGACCGCATGAGTAAGGAAGATATCAAGGAGAGACTGGGCAAGTTGCTCGGAGCAGAAACCTCGGATTACTCACCGAAGGATAAATGAATTGGTAACTAAGTAATGAGGTGCTCTGCCGTTGAGAGCCCAAAAATCCTGAGAAATTCATTTTTTCCTAGAAAGTCCAATAGAATCAATAGCTTACGGGTGTATGCTAACATGCACATCTTTGCATGATTGTGCAAACTTGTGTTCAGAGGGCTAACACCTCTGCATTTCTGGTTCTCTCCAGCCCTCAAAGGAACCCTATGGACTGGGTTTTTAGGGTAGCCAGAACTAATTAATTGACCCCGACACCCCCAAATAGCCAGAGCCTCGTGCAGTTATAGTTATAGCTAAGTTAGGTACACTGAATCACCAAAAAATCTCATTGCACTTTTAAAGTGCTATACTTTGCACACGACCACATTCGTGCTGAAAAAAAATTTTTCAAAAAAAAATATGAAAATTAATTACCAACAAAATGTAGGGCAACTTTTAGAATGAAAGATCAAATTAATATTTGTTTGCCGTTACAAATTTACTATTCAAAAAATAAAAAATTTATTTTAAATTTGAACAACTACAGAAACGCCTACTTCAGAATCCTGTCTATTGCAAAAAAAAATTACACCGAGGAGCTGCTACCTGAGTTGCAAGACTTACCTGAATTCACCGAACCAGTGACCTTGACCTACACCTACTACGCCAAAACCAAAAGGCGTATCGACATAAGCAACCCTTGCTCAATCATAGACAAGTTTGCCTGTGACGCTCTGGTAAAGGCTGGAGTTCTGAAAGACGACAGCTTTGAACAGGTCAACCAAGTGATTTACAAATTTGGCGGTTTCGACAAAGAGAACCCCAGATGCGAGCTGGTAGTATCTACATAGACAACTTGGTTTACTAACACACGCTTGCACTGATACAATCGTCTCATGTCTGGAATCAGTAACACAGTAGACCATGCACTCTTCTAAACACGGTGTAACGGGCATGTCTTTGTCCACCGAACAAGTGCAAGCGTTCATGGACTACCTAGAAGACGCCATGCCAGTAAAGGCTAAAGTGCACAAATCTGGCAAGAAAAAGACCGACACTGCCGTTAGAGATGCTGATGTTTACCATATTGAGCATGAAGCCACAGAGTTGTACGACATCTTGCAAGAGGTTGCAAAGATGGTTAATCTCTACTTCAAGTACGATCTTACTGGCATTGAGAAGGCACAGATCATGCACTACAAAGCTCCTTCCAATGGCTACAACTACCACATCGACCTAGAACCCCACACCAGCGAAACCTCTCGGAAGGTCAGCGTGTCCATATTACTCAATGATGAATACGAAGGTGGTGAGATTTGCTTCAGAACCAGTGAAGAAGGGACTTGCCAGAAGCCGAGTGTAGGCAACGTCATAGCTTTTAGTAGCTTTATACCGCACAAGATCAATCCGATTACCTCTGGTGAACGCTATGCAGTCGTTGTTTGGTTTACTGGTCCTTGCTTTCGATGATAGAATCGTCCAATGAAACTTGCAAACAGAACGGATAAAACAACGGCTTGTTATCAAGGTTGGTTCTGGAACAGCGACAAACAGATTTTGGAAAGATGGAGTAACGCAACGGTTTAAACAATATGTCACTTAGAGATTTACTGGAACAACAGATACAGCAAAAGATGATGCAAGATCAGATCGACAGAGACGTGGCTGTACAGTTCACGCCATCCGCTGGTCAAGTAGCTAATGTAACAGGCATGTTGGCACCGGGAGCTGGTATCGCAGACGCAAAGGGTCTATATCCATCATTGGGTTCTTACGACCAACCACTCTCCGAAGCCTTCTCCAACGAACCTTATCCATCCATGTCAGAGAATTTAAAGCGTGGAGGCTTTGGAGGTTACTTCAATGCCAGCATGCAAGGACTGGGAGTCGCTGGCGATGCTCTCTACGCAGCTCCAGTTGCTGGCACTTTCCTTGGAGCCACTATTGGTACTGGTTTAAAAGGCTTAGGAGCTTTGGGCACAGTAGCCAAAGCTGCTGCTACTGGTAGTAAAGCTGGTAAGGGTGGCAAAGGCATCACCGCACTCGATGAAACGAAAAAGATGTTACAAGCAGACATCGACACGTTTGCCAAAGACGATCTCGGCTTTACC